TAATCCTTTTCGATACCATTCTGACCCGCCGCACAACAATTTGAATTTGTCTCCAGGTTGATACGTTTGAGGTTTCCAAACTGTACGGTCTACACCTAAAGGGATTACATGAACACTGTCATGGAATTGGGAGAACAGTTCCCAGTTGTGCATACTTGGTACTGTCACTGTTTTGAATTCTTTAAGATAGTTTGAGAACTCTGGTGGTAGCCAGTTTGTTTCCCACATTGTTAACAGGTGAGGGGTTTGGGCTTTATACCAACCTTTGATAAGATTTGGGCGTAACGCAAACAATGTGTGTTCAGCATTTTCGTTGAAGGTAACTTTTTTAGATAATGCTTGGCGTAGCCCTTGGACCATTTTGCCGTAACCAACTTTAGGGATATCAACCCCGTCAAGGTTTAGATATCTGGTAAAATTCCCGTTTCCACTTGCCATGGTTCTTGCGCTCGCCTTTCTACTTCTGCGGCACCGTCAATTCTTTTTGGTTGTAATCCATCAGCGCGTAACCGTTTGTATGCTGGCATATCTTTTTGCCAACCGCGTTCTGTGGTGTTAACTTCGGCAACTCTCGCACCTCTTGAAGTTGTGCTATTTGTCCCTGTTCTAATCCCTGCCACCTTGCAACCAAAACATCCTTCGACGTCTAGGTTGGGGTGTGTTTCCCTATGTTTCACGTTATGTAACTCCCATATCCTGCTGCTGTTAGTGATGCTACTTCACTTGCTGTGACCTCATTAGCATGACCACCGTAATACACTTTTGTAACGGTTGTCATATCTGATGGTTGTCGTTCTACATAACTTAAATCTGTGAGCAGATAAACATTGCGACCACGCGGCGACCCTGGAATATGTGAACCCAAAGTGTTTGCAACACGATTTTCTTTCGATAGATACTGCCCATCCATGTACTCGCCAACGATGACAGGGACAACAAAGTTATCTGTAGGTGGGTTAAATATAGCCATTAAGTGATGCTCGCTCCAAATCCTGCCGCTGTTAACTCTGTAACTTCTGTGTCGGTCAAGAAGTTATCATGCCCACCATAATATATTTTTGAAATGCGTTCAGGCATCCGTGGGTCTGTGGTCTGATATGAGTTATCAGTTAACTTAAACAAGTTGTATGCCCGTATCCCTTGCGGGGTGTGAGCGAACAGGCTCTCTGCACCCTCAGGGTAACGCGGGGCAAACGAGTAATCGCTTGTCACTTGTATGCGGAAGATGTGCGACTTAACCCAACCGCTATCTGCTTGTGTGCCTGCACCTGAACCTGTTGCTGTGCGTCGTTCGATTCGTGCGCCGACAGTTACCGCTGAACCTGTGCCACTACCCGACGCTGTGCGTTTGGACACAAGAAGATATGTGCCTGTACCAGAACCGTCTGCTGTGCCACTCGCGGTGCGTATATTGATTACTAAATCAACACCCGTACCTGAACCAACAGCAGGACCTGTAGCAACACGGGCTTTGATTGGGTTAGTTGACGCCGCACCAGAACCAGTACCAGAACCTGTAGCAGTCCTTGGAGAAACATGCACCCCAGTAGAGTCCATGGTGCCAACACCAGAACCTGTAGCAGTTCTAAGCCTGACCACAATTCTTACCGCAGTAGCATCACCGATACCACTACCTGTAGCGGTGCGTTGTAGTAAAAGATTAGCGAACGACGAAGATGTACCCAACCCTGAAGCGGTAGCGGTAACAGTGAAAGTTGCACGCACCCCAAGATAAAAACGACCGCCAGTAAGAAAAGGGAAACTGAAATCGGTGAGTTGACCTAACCGTGTTTGTGACGCACCATGAGCAACCTCAGATGTTCCACCACCCGAACCTGTAGCGGTACGCCGTCTAACTGTTACATAAGTTGATTTATAAAACGGAGTTGTTTCAACAAAAGGTTCCGTAAAACCTAACACCGAAGTAATCATAAGGGGTTATCCCCTGCGACTAATCGAGAGACAAAGTTAATGTCGTGATTTGGAAAGTATCCCCAGCAGTAACAGCCGCCGAAGATGACAAAGCACCAGTCCACAAAGCGTTACCAGCAGTAGAAGCATCCCACAAAGACCAATGAGTATATGTTTCAGTTGAAGCAACATTCGTCCACTCAACAGTTGCAGATGACGCAATAGAACCAGAAGCAGCCGTAGCCCACGAAACAGATTTCCGTGTGGTTTCTCCAGCAGCAGCAGTCGTAGCAGCCTCACCTGGGTCTGCTGTGTGCAGTTTCAAATAAACAGTTGTTGGCATGGTCCACGCAGTTTTGCCTGTGGTGTGTTCAAGAATTTTTAGTTCAGCGTAATTAGATATAGACATGAGAACCTTTCAACACGCAAAGTATAGCAAAGCCCCCCACCGTTTCGGGCAGGGGGACTTTACCTAACTAAACAATATTACGAGTTAGCACCAATTGATGACGCTGATTCGATTCGACGAAGCGAAGCCTCGCGGAAACGACCGTAGCCACCAAGCCAATACCAACCAAGTGGTTGCAAGCGCATCAAAATGTCGGTCACGTTACCGCGAACGATTTTTGGTACAGCACCATTTCCATCTTGTGTTGCGTAAGCCTTAGCAAGAGCCTGACGACCCATGATGTGTGTGCAATACACATCGATTGTTCCAGTTGTGCTAGTACCGTTTGAAGCATCAGTGAATACCTTGGCTCGTGGTGTTTCGATAAATCGAACAGATTCAAACTTACCAATCTCACCATTGTAGATACCCTCTGGGTTGACATAGTTTGCTGGGGTACGCCATGCGGCTGCGTCAGTTGCTGAACGGAAATCGTATGATACGTCTGGGTGAATGAAACCCATGTATGAACCATCAAATGTTGCTACGTTTGCTGCACGCAATTGCGCTACGACCTTACGGACGTCTCCTGCTGCGATTGTGTCTGCAACTTTAGTTGAAACACGACTTGTTGGTCGTGTTGAACCGCCACCACCGTAAATTACGTTGGTTCCTGCTGCAAGAACTTCACGAACAACTTGGTCGATTGAATCGCCAGCGTTGTATCCGATGATGTTTGCTGCTGCTGAGTCAACATCCAAGAACGCTGTTCCACGCAACTTGGCAGTTGTTACTACCGCGTTACCGTATTCGCTCAAGGTTACAGTGACCTGGCTGTCGGACAACGCTACTGGAGTTACGTCTGTAACTTCGTTCAGTGTCGATGTCGCGGCTGCGATGTCTGAAAAAATTGTGAATGTGACACCAGTTCCAGGCATTGCCTGTTGTACTGGTTGTACGTCTGCTGCTTGGTCAAACAAGAGTTCTGAACGCAATGCAAAATACGCAAGACGGTCAAATGCTACTTGGTCAACTGAGAGAGACGAGAGTTGGGTTTCTCCTGCCATGATTATTTATCCTTTTGTTTTGAGGGGGTTATTGTTGTTGTGTTGCTCGTGCCTCAGACAAAATTTGTTCTACTTCTTTTGGCGAAGTTGCTTCGTTTAACCTTCGTGTCCAATCGATTGGCGGTTGAGATGTTTGGCTACCAGCGGCGACTTTGTTGGTTCGCTGCCATGCTTGCATCTCATCCGCAGATGTTTGGGTCTGGGGTGAACTAATCAATTGCGCCTCTACAGCAGCCTGATTGATTGCTTCTGGGTCAAGGTCACCGTCGTATGCTTTAACGAAATATTTATGCTTTGCAGAAAGCGGGTCTAAACCTGCTTTAACAAATGCTAATTCTCGTTTCGCTACTTCGGCTTCAGCAAGAAGTTTTTTCGCTTCTGCGTTTTCCTTTTCCAGTTGCTTCATCCTCGCCCGCAATGGATTGCGAGTATCGGATTCTTCTATCTGGTTATCGCTGTCGTAGTTGTCAAACTCTGACATATGGCACGCTCCGTTTCTGCCCACATTACATCAGAGGTATGTAATGGCTGCATTGATTTGTCACCCCGACTTACTCCACACAGACTGGGGGGTTCCTGTGTAGGTTCCTACTTAACGTATCAAGGTTGACAATACACGGTCTTAAGACAGTTGTCAACTATTCGACGGTAGCGAGACTGGTTTTTCCGCCTGCTTCGAATGTTCCTTTTCGTCGGCGTTTAGTTGTTGCTATGCGCTGGGCTGCTTGGGCGTTTGTGCCTAAGGTTCCTGCTATGGCTTCTTCTTGGGTTATGGCTTGTTCGCCCATTAAAGGTCTGTATAGACTTTCTTCTTGCTTTAGGGTAGTGAACCCTGTTTGTGCTTTTGCTTCGGTGACGCCTTGGCGTACTAGTTCTTCTGCTGTGGTCGCTGTTAACCCTATGCCTGCTTGTTTGCGGGCTTGAGCGGCTACCTCAGCGGCTCTAGCAGCACGAAGGATGTTATCTTGGGCTTTGTTAGGGTCTACAAAAAATGCGGCTATTGAACCGTCGTCAAGGTTGTACAAAGTTTTGAGTTCGTTGATTACGGTTGGGTCTGCGTTACGGACAGCCTGATAGCCCTGGGTTACTCTGGCAAGAATCTCATCTGGGGAGATGTCGTTTATCAAAAAGTTTTGTAACGATGTAGGGTCATCGTAGAACCCTGCTGGCATACCTGAGTCTCGCAAGTTTTTGCGGTATTGGGATTCAAGTGTGAGTAGTTGGCTTACAGAGTAAACAGGTTTGCCTAACTCTCGACGTCTTTCGTTTGCTATGAATCGTTGTTTGAACGCTGGTGATTCTCTTAATTGTATACCAATTTCGTCGATGGTTGATGAACCTGTGATGGTGCGGTTTGCTAATGCTGCACGAATTTCGTTTACTAATGCTGGGTCGTTGAGTCCATAGAATTTTAGGGTGTTGGTTAATATGGATGTGGCTGTTTCGCCGTCGTCTGTTGGCACCACAAATTTGGCAGGCGTTGTAGTTACAGGGGTAGTGATTACAGCAGGCGTTGTAGTTACAGGGGCAGTGATTACAGCAGGGGTGGTTACAGGGGCAGTCGTTATAGGACTGGTTGTTACAGGGACAGCGGTAACAGGTGGAACATATTCGGCACCACGCCCGCCACCTTGTTCTGGTGGTGGACCACCAACATACACAGGAGCAGGTGTGGGAGTAGCAGGCGTACCCATCCCATCATCAATCAAAGGTCCAGGACCAGGACCAGTCCAATTAGGGTCACGAATTAAAGCCATTAGATAATCCTTCCAAACGCTTGAGCAATATTAGCCGACAAAGAACGAGCCTCATCTTTAGCGTTACTAGTTTTCTCCCAACCATATTGCGGGTCAGAACGTAACAGTTTTTCCCATTCGCTGTTAGTCATCAACCGCTTTTTACCATCTTCCCCAAATGAGACTGCTTGTTCGAAAGCACCTGTGGACATATCTATATCATTGACATTTCGTTCAAGAAGTTTTGATGCTGTGGTTTGGTATGCCGATGCAATACTTTCTAATGTCATGCCTTGGTCTAACAGATTTGATAGATGACCGTAACGTTCTTTAGCGAACTCTCTTTGTTGGCGTTCATAATCTGATGAAAGGATTGTCCCTGTCAAAACTTTTTCTATATCAGAATCTGCTGGGTTGCGGTTGAAATATGCTTTGGCAATGTTTTGTGTGCTGATATAGTCCACAGATTTTTGTACACGTTTCAACGCTGTCGGGTTTACATAGTTGCCGTCAACTTTTTTGAATACTTCTGTATAAACTTTTTGTTTAAGGATGTCACCTTCGTAACCCATGTTGATGGAATCGGAAACAAATTTACTGAAGTCGCTACCTTCGAAACCTAGTGTGCCTACTAGGGATTGGATAGTTTTAAGTTGTTTCGAGTTTGATATTTCTTTATAGAAATCTGTTGCGTCTAGCGATGCAGCAAATCGTGATAGTCCTTCTGGGGATTTGTACCATTCTTGTGATACTGCTGTATTTAATAGTTGGAATAGTCCTGGGTATTTAGTGCGGTCTAGGTCGAGTAGCCATGACTTTGCTGGGAATGTTTGTCGAAATGTTGTTTCCCATGCGGTATCAACTGGTGCTGTAACCCCTGTTTTCCCTGGAATTGTTGTTTTTCCTGGAACCCCTGTCTTACCTGTGACTGTTGTTTTCCCTGTGACTGTGGCTCCAGTAGCACCTGTAACCCCTGTTGCACCTGTAACGGCTGTAGCACCTGTAGCACCTGTAACGCCTGTAGCGGCTGCGGCTGTTTCTGCTGCGACTGCTGGTTTAACTTGAGTGCCAACCCCTGCCCGTTGAGCAAGTTGCTCCCCAGAACTAACCCCCGCCGTTGCAGGTATTTCTGACACAAACTGAACTTCATATTTACCAGTTTTAGGTGATTCAATTACTGACGCAAGTTCACCTTTTTTCACTCTATTAAGAACAACAAGACTTGCTTTAGTTTTATCTTGAGCCGTTTTAAGTTCGGCTTCAGTAATCTCTTTGTCTTTGAATTTTTTTAACGCAAATTTTTCATCATTAACATCGGCTTCATATTGTGCGTTAGCAATAAATTCTGAAGTGCCTTGACGACTACCTTGTTGCCCTGCTTGGCTTTGTGAATCAACCAACTCTGGGATAAGTGTGTCACGCAATTCAGTTAACGTGTAAGTTTTCCCGTTATATTTATAGCCGCTCTGTCCTTTATCTAATGCTTTTTGTGCGGCTGCAAGGTCTTTAGCAATTTGTTTAGGGTCAAGTGTTTGTGTTAATAAAGGGTCTGAAGTTATGCTTTCTTTTACAACATCGTTAGTGAATTTAATTTTTTTGAATAGTTCAATTACATCTGTTATTACTCCCCAATCTTGCGGTGGGGACTTAGGAGCGATGTCGCCATTAAGCCATCTTTTGTAAAGAAATTCTTTTGTGCTAGCAGGGACAGTAAGGTTCTTAATCCATTCGGGCATCGGTTTCTGTTCTTCAGCCATTATGCTTGTCCTTTAATTTTCTTATCGAGAATGTCAAACAAACTTAAAGCACCCACCGCTTGTGCTTCTGGACCAAACCGTTGTTGAACTTGTTGTTCAGCAGCAACACCAATGTTTGGTGCTTTGACCCCGCCCATACCTTCTTTGATTTCCATGCCTTCGAAGGCTTTTACAAACTTTTCAATTTCGTCAGGGGATACTGTGCGTCCTAAGAGTTTTTGTGTTGTGTCTTGGAATATTGAACGGATGTCTTGTTTTGCTGTGGTGCGAACTGTTTTGCCGCCGATACCAACGGTTGATTGTTGTTCTGCTAAAAATACTGGTAATGCAGCCTCGACAGTTAAACCTTGGTTGTTTGCGTAACGCAAGAATTCTTTCATCACTGAGATGTCTGAGCCGTCAAACCCTGTGCCGCCTTTAGGTTTACCATTTTTACCGTAAAGCCCGCGTGACGATAATGCGCTTTGGAAATACAATCGGTCTGATGCACCTAAGCGGGATAATTCGCTTACGGCTTCTTTGTCTGCGTCGTATTGTCCACGGGTAATATTGCCGCGTTTGTCTACAAGTTGTTGCCCTTGATAGCCGATGTTGAAACCGCGAGGCATTTGACGGCTAAGGGCATCTTGGTTGTCTGTTGGTGCGCCACCTAGAATGTCTCCTTGTGGGAGTGTGTTCACTTGTTGTGGTGTAGCGAACGCTTTACGTGGTGGTAGTTTTATGTCTGGGGCTAAACCGCTACCAGATTTTGTTGTGATTGTTGGGGCAATCGCGGCAGGTGGGATTACTGGCTCGTTCGGGTCTGGTGTTTCTGTGAATGACATTTAATCTACCTCTGCTGCAAGTTTATCTTCAAAAATTCTCGCGAACTCTGGGGTTTGTTGTATAAGCGTTGCTGCAATACTACCCAACCAGTCTTTCAAAGGTTGTGTTTTCGGTGAACCGAACCCTACGAACCCTGCTTCTGCCACATTTGCTAACGCCTGGTCGCGAGCATCCAAGTATTGTCTCACCGCATCTGCCACATCGTTACCTGCAAGACGGTTATCGTCAACGGCTTTACGCAAATTGTTTACAAAGTTAGGGAACTCACCTGGGTTGAAATCGGCTTTGATAGGGAAACCTGGGTATTCTTTGTTCAAAAACCCTCGCCATTGTCCAAGCCAGTCTCGTTGTTCTTGACTAAGTGTGTCGCCCATTTGGTTTCGTTTTTCACGGTAAATTGATGAAGCAATTTTGTATTGGGCTGCGGCAACCATTTCTGGGGCTGTTAACCGTTTGCGGTCGCCTTTGTTGATTTGGCGGTTCCATGCTTGGAAACTGAACCCGTCGCCACCTGGGGCGAAATATCCTGCGATGCCTTTGTATTGGTCAAACAAAGCACTGTTATCACGTTGCCAATCTGAGAACACTTTTGTTGGTTCGATACCGCTGGTTGTTGGTTCTGTTTTGTGACCCATGTAGATGAAAGCGTCTTCACCGAATTGTTTAATAAATTCGCCTACTGCTGTATCAGGGTTTTCTACTTGAAGTTTGTAATACTCTTGCGATAGTGATGATGCGATAATGTCTCCGCCGTCTGTTTCTAAACGGAAATCAATTTGTGGTGAGGTTGGTCCTGTGAATTGGAATAAAGCGCGAACGCCTGCAAGTAGTTGTGCTTGACGGCGGGCATCTGCATATAATTTTGCCATATCGTTTTCATCTTTAGTGTTGTAACTACCACTTTGGATTTTATAGCGCACCACTTCCATATAAGTATTGCTATAGATTGTGCCAAGATTTGTTGTATTGCCTCTAATGGCTTCAATACCTCTTGCCGCCCATTGAGGCGCTAATGACGATAAACCTTTTGGACCGTATGGTAAAAGAAAATTACGAACCGAGTCAAGTTTTGGTGTATCTGGCAATATGCTTGATGCAGCAATTTGTACTACTGGACCCGCGCCAGGTAAATTTAATACTTGGAACGCACCTTTTATCGGAAATTGTAGAATAGCGCCAGCCCAACCGCCCACAGGGAAGTTGAAAACATTAGTGCCGTTTGTCGCATCTTTTCCAAACCATCCTGATAGTGCATTGTCAGGGTTGTCTGAATCGTAGTTTGCGGCGTTGAACGCTAATTGTGTTTTACGGATTCTTGATGGGTCTTCAACTAGGAATGAGGTGTACTTGCCAAGTGTTTCTCTGAACGCTGTAGCGAAAGGCATTACTACGCGCAACATATCTTCTAAGTTGCCTTTGTCTTGAGCGTTGTATAATGTTTGTTTCAATTCTTGTATTGCCATTCCACCTGCAAATTGTTCTAATTCTTTTACTGTGCCGTCGCCTGTGGCTGTTTTGCTAAATATTTTGTTGTAAATATCTTTGTTGCCTACATATTTTTCTACTGTCATGTTGGCTGATTTGCCATCTTTAATTAAATCCTCGTTTAATGATTTAACATATTTGGCTATGTTGTCCCGTAAACCTTGTTGCTCGGTTGGTGATAACAGATACGCTTTGTCAGATACTTCACGGTAAAACGCTTGACGATATAGCGGGGAGCGTTCAAGTTTTTGTGTTGCGGT